ACCTACTCTAATGTATAAAGGACGAAATGGCCCGAACGGACCCGCTACTATCACCTCAATAAATGAGGCAATAGAACTGCGGACTTACCAGACAACTTACTGTGTAAATCTATTAGATTACATAGAAAAGCTGCATGGTCCAGTCTTCAGATGCGAGTTCGAAGAATGCCTTTCGGAGACAGCAAAGCTACCTGCCGTCTTGAATCCCCACCAGAACCGTTTAAGAGCATTAGCTATTAAGCGTGAACTGGGTGGTAAAGATAGAATCTTTGCCATGGGTGATTACTGGACGCAGATGGCTTTGAAACCTCTACATCAGGCTCTGAACTCGATCATAAAGAATCTGTCAGAAGACGGAACCTTTGATCAAGATCAGATTGCCGTTAGAGCAAAAGAAATGACGAGAGATCATCAAAACTCTCTTCATTCTCTTGATCTTACGGCAGCTACAGACAGGATGCCAATAGAGCTTCAGAAGAAACTCATCGGTTACCTGTGCTGTAACCCTGATATATCCGATATCTGGAAAGAAATTATGATCGGTCTTCCCTTTTACTACAAAAAGAAAGCATATTACTATGCTGTAGGACAAGGGATGGGTATGTATACGTCTTGGCCTATTATGGCTCTGACGCACCACTGTATTGTTCGCCTTGCCTTCAGAAGAGCAAGGGTTCAATACCAAGGGAATTATTGTCTCCTAGGAGACGATATCCTTATTCGTGGAACCAAACCCTCCGAGGAATACAAGAATATTCTTGCAAAACTCGGAATGGAGATATCACTTCCTAAATCGGTCTCTGGAAAACAGAGAGCTGAGATAGCGAAGAGAATCTTCAAAGACGGATCTGAAATCTCTCCAGTTCCAGTCCGACTTATAAACAGAATTAACAGAAAGAATTTTCCGTTATTTCCTCAGTTTATAAGTTGGTGGGTAACTCGAAGTCACGAGACGTTCGAATCATCCGTGTTGAATGGTTCAATAGAATCACTCGCTCGCACTATGTGCGGGAGCGGAGCTATGAACGCTTTAAGTCTGATTACTTCTCCGGTAGGGGGAAACCCCTACGGTTTGCGATCGGACCGGCTTCACCCGTTACCCTTTATTGCAAATAGAGAAGGTGAAGAGAAGAGCAGAGAGCTCTACTCCTCATTCATCAACCGTTACTACTTCGAACAAGTGATCGAAGTACTAATGGATGCTGAAGAAACCTCTGTGAAGAACTTGTTAAAGTTCCAAGAGGTTATCTTCAACAGACTGGAATTGAATGGTTT